GTGTACGGTCCAGGCTCTAGGTCTTGGGTGCACGAGGGTGATGAAATGGCCGAAAAACTCATCAAGATGGGCGTTCCCAAGAGCGCCGTCTACGTTACCAAACTAGTATCTCCTGCCCAGACTGAGAAGCTCGTGTGGGAGAAGAAAGACGGTACAAAGGTAAGTCTGTCTGAGAAGCAGCTCAAGCGGATGGAGACCGAGTACGTCGTAAAGAATCAGGGCAAGTTAGCCCTGGTACCAGAGAGCGACCGGCGCGAGCCTGTCGTGAAAGACGTCACATCTTTTTTCAAACCAGTTGAGCAACTGCCTGACTGGCTGAAGTAAGCTGTGATACAATCAACACCCCGTTAGAACTTCAACCAACCAAGGAAAATCATGTCATTCATACACCTTTCAAGCGCTCGCCTATCATTCCCACACCTCGTGGAGCCACAAGCTAACCGTAATGAGCCCACCAAACCAGGAACCTACAACGGAGATCTGATCCCATCTGAGTCCGACTGGACTAAGTTCATGACGCTGTGCACCTCCCTTGTTCAGGAGAAGTTTAAGGACCAGGCACCCATCGTAATGAATCTAATACAGGCTAAGACAAAGCTACGCTGCTTCGGTAGTGGTAACGAGAAGATCAACGGTAAGACTGGTGAGATTTACGCTGGCTACGCTGGCAACATGTTCATCTCTGCCAAGAGCTTCAACAAGCCACAAATCGTTGACGCATCAGGCAAGGGCATCGATGGAAGCAACACCATGCTATATCGTGACCTGACCAGCAAGATGTACGCTGGCTGCCGCGTCAACGCTGTTCTCAAACCTTGGATACAGGACAACGAGCACGGCAGAGCAATCCGTTGTGAGCTGGTTGCACTGCAGTTTGCCGCTGATGATGAGCCGTTCGGTAAACCTGAAGCTGATGTCACAAGCTTTTTCGGTGCCGTAGCTACCGCTCCCACTGCCGCAGCTACTGTGATGGGTCTCCCGCCATTCATGATGGCTAAGTAATTAACAGCCCCGGTAGTTAGCCGGGGCACCTCAAATGGACAGAAAACTACGCAAAGCCCTCATCGCCAACCGCATACAGATGTGCGTGGCCTGCGGTGAGCCCATCATGCTAGATGAGATACACAGCAAAGGAGACCTTGGAACGACGCACCTTGAGTGCGCACTAGACCCCCGTGACTCAACCGTAACAACTCCAATCAACACAAATGACTGACTACATCTTCGATATTGAAACATATGCCAACTGCTTCACCTGCGCGTTTGAGCATGCCCAAGCATCACTAAGTCTAATCTATGAGATCTCGGACTTCAGGGATGACTCGAAGGAACTAAGAGAATTCTTACTGCACCTCAAAGACACCAAGGCGCGCATGGTTGGCTTCAACAACATCGGATTCGATTACCCCGTCATCCACATGTTTATGAAGGCCAACGGCAACGTATCGGCGAGGCAACTCTATGACAAGGCAATGTCCATCATCAACGCAGACGATGACAACAGATTTGCAAACACCGTCTGGGCTTCCGACCGACTTATCGAGCAGATCGATCTGTACAAGATCCATCACTTCGATAATAACGCGCGGGCAACTTCTCTTAAGAAACTCGAGTTCAACATGGGTTCCCAATCGATCCAGGATCTTCCGTTTCCAGTCGGCAGCATACTGACCAAAGAGCAGATACAGGTGCTGAGACAGTACAACCAGCACGACGTGTCAGAGACTAAGAAGTTCTACCACCACTCGCTGCCGATGGTCAGGTTTCGTGAAGAGCTCACGGTCAAATACGGCCGTGACTTTATGAACCACAACGACACAAAGATTGGCAAAGACTATTTTGTCATGCGCCTGGAAGAAGAGGGTGTGGCCTGCTATGACGGCCGCCGCCCGATACAGACCAAGCGCCCTCAGATTGTGCTGAGGGATGCCATCCTGCCATCGATCAAGTTCGAGCAGCCGGAGTTCACCCGCGTGCTGGAGTGGCTCAAGGGGCAGACCATCACCGAGACCAAGGGCGTGTTTAATGATCTGACTGCCACGGTCAACGGCTTCGAGTTTGTTTTCGGAACTGGCGGAATTCACGGTTCAGTAAATAACCGCATTATCGAAAATAACGATGAGTTCGAGATTATCGATCTGGACGTAAAGAGCTTCTACCCAAACCTGGCCATTGCGAACAACTTCTACCCAGAGCACCTTGGCGAAGAGTTCTGCCGCATATACAAGTTTTTGTATGACCAACGCAGCAGTTACAAGAAGGACGCGCCGGAGAACGCAATGCTCAAGCTCGCGCTCAACGGCGTTTATGGCGACTCGAACAACCCATACAGTCCGTTCTACGATCCTCTTTACACCATGAAAATTACTCTCAACGGTCAGTTGCTGCTGTGTATGCTGGCCGAAAAGCTGATGGCAGCGGGTGCTCAAATCATCCAGGCCAACACTGACGGCGTGACTATTCGGACATCGACACTAGACTACAAAGACGTTTGCCGCGACTGGGAGCAAATGACCGGGCTGACCCTCGAGGAAAATGCCTACAGGAAAATGTGCATCCGTGACGTTAACAACTACATCGCTCAGTATAAAAACGGCGACGTGAAACGCAAGGGCGCCTACGAGTACGATGTGGCTTGGCACCAGAACCACAGCGAACTAGTGATCGCTAAAGTCGCCGAGCAAGCACTGATCTTTGACGCACCCATCGCACAGACTGTTCGTAACTGGCCAGAACTTAACGATTTCATGATTTGTGGAAAAGCACCGAAGTCTAGCTATTTGGAAGCAGACGGCGTGCAGGTCCAGAACACTTGCCGCTACTATGTCTCCACAGTGGGAGTGGAACTGAACAAGTGGATGCCGCCACTCAAAGGCAAGACAGACTGGCGCAAGATCGGCGTCTGCAAGGGCCGTAAGGTTGCAATCTGTAACGATCTGAGCACAGTTGGGGCCGATTGGAGAGATTGCATTGATTACGATTACTACATCAACGAAGTTGAAAAACTTGTAATGGGATTGACATGAAACACCAACCAGATTTTGCAACTTGGGAGCGCGGCAACCTCGTCAACATCGCGCTAGAGATGTACCTCAAGCTTGAACGTCAAGAGGATGAGATACAGCAATTAAAGAACGATGTCAAAGATGCGCTCAGAGCATACCGCCAACTAACCATCGAAAGGGGATAATCATGAAAAGAGAAGACTGCCTCAACCAAGCCCTGACCCAAGTCACAGGTAAGCGCACCCAAGACTACGGTACCCCTGAGAATAACTTCCAGACCATCGCTGATCTGTGGAACGTGTATCTTACAAGTAAGTATGACTACCCATCTTTTCTTGAGCCCATCGACGTTGCCTTATTGATGGACCTGCTCAAAACCGCACGCCTCATCAACAGCCCCGACCACGCCGATAGCTGGATCGACAAGGCTGGCTACTCGGCCTGTGGTGCGGAGGTGTCCGGTGCTTGAAAAACAGATCGAGAAGGCCGTATGCGACTACGCTAAGAGCAAGGGCATACTGGTCTACAAATTCTCTAGTCCTGCCCACAGGTCTGTACCTGACCGCATGTTCATCACCCCCGAAGGCCACATGTTCATGATCGAGTTTAAGTCAGCTAAAGGTAGGGTGACTTCTGCTCAAGTGAGGGAGATGGCGAGGTTAACTGACTACGGCATATCTGTCTTTTTAGTGCGAAGTATTGAAAACGGTAGGCAAATAATTGATAAGGAATGGTTTAATTAACTGAAAGAACACAATGCTAACTCCTGACAAACTACACGACTACCAAAAGAAAGCAGTTAACCATCAGTGCACCCACCCCAACAGCATGCTCTGGCTGGACATGGGGCTTGGCAAGACCGCCATCACGCTCACCAGTGTGGCGCATCTTCTAAGCACCAAGTTCCTCAAGGCGGTCATCATCGTCGCCCCGGTGCGAGTTATTAAACTCGTGTGGAAGCAAGAGGCTGCGAAATGGCAACACACCAAGCACCTGCGGTTCTCTAGCCTTGTCGGCACCAAGGATCAGCGCACCCGTGCTTTGCTCAGACCCGCCGACATCTACTTGATCAACTACGAGAACCTGGGCTGGCTGGCCGAGACGTTGCAGACCTACTTCCTTAGTAAGAGCCTTCCGCTCCCCATGGACGGTCTGGTTTGGGACGAGGTGTCAAAGTGCAAGAACTCGACCACCCAGCGGGTCAAGTCAGTAAAGAAGATTCTCGAGCATTTCAAGTGGATCACCGGCCTCACCGGCACCCCTGCCAGCAACGGCTACAAGGACCTGCACGGCCAGTACCTCGTGGTCGACAAGGGTCAGCGCCTGGGTGTGTTCAAGACTGCATTCAAGACGCGCTTTTACAAGAAGGTCGGACCGTTTAAAGAGGTTGCGCTTGACGGTGCGGAGGAGCAGATCAAGCATCTCGTGGGGGACATTACGCTGGAGATGTCTGCGGCCGACTACAACCCTCTTCCCAACTTGATTATTAACAACGTGGAGGTCGAGCTAACCCCACCGCTGCGCGCACTCTATGAACGGATGGAGAAGGAATTCTTCCTTGCTCTGGATTCGGGAATAGAGATTGAGATGTTCAATTCCGCTGCACTTACCAACAAATGTCTGCAATTTAGCAACGGTGCGCTGTACCCCGTTCCGGGCGCATCGTGGGAACCTATCCACGATCTCAAGCTGGACGCTTTGGAAGAGATCATTGATGAGCAGCAGGGCAACCCAGTGTTGTGCTCTTACGCCTACCGCAGCGATGCCCAGCGGATCATGGCACGCTTCAAGAAGCTTGATCCGATCAACCTGACTGAGTGCAAGTCTGAGAAAGCGCTGATCGACGCCATGAACCGCTGGAAGAGGGGCGATTGCGCCCTAATGATCGGGCATCCTGCCAGTATGGGGCACGGTATTGACGGATTGCAGCACAACGGCCACACGTTGGTGTGGTTTGGACTGACATGGAGCCTTGATTTGTATGAACAATTTAACGCTCGGGTGCGCCGTCAAGGGCAGGGCGTGCCAGTAACGTGCCATCGCATCACAACTCGTGATACATTGGACCAAGCCCAAGCGTTGGCGCTGGATGAGAAGGCTCACAACCAGGCAGGCTTACGTAACGCGATCAAACAGTATCGACTCACCAAAGGAGCTTAATCATGGACACCAGAGACCTCAAGATTGCCCGACTCGAACGCGAACAAAAGAGACTTGTACGTACAGTCGCCGACCTGAACGACAACCTCGATATGCTGTTGCCCTACACCAATGTGGACGCGATCCCTGAGAAGGATATGGTCGTCTTTCTGCAGAGACAGAAAAACGTTGTCACGGTGATGAGCGGTATTATTTACGGGGTGTGATCGTGACCTACGATGATGGTACTGCGCGTGCAGCTAAGCAATTAAGCGATTACATAGATCAGGAGGGGTTAAGGCTGGCTAGAGAGCGCATGATGATTCTTAATGATCAGATTGTACTAGCCGAACTTCGACGGCTCTACGGGCAACCAATCCCGGCAGCTTTTTGCCTCCGCCCCACACCCACCTCGCAAGCTGTTCACACACTTCTGGCCAGTTCCGCTCTGCAACTTTACGACGAAGTGTCGAAGCTCGGTAACGGCCAGCGCCCAGGTTGTAAATGAAGTCAGCAATGGCGCAGGCTATCATGGGGTGGTTGGAGAGCACTGGTGACAGCTCCAGAGCTTGCTGATAAGACCCCAGTGCATCCAGGCGCATCATGACCTCGGCTTGCTTCTCGGTGACGGGCGGATGGTCCTTGGTAATGCCCCTTGTGGAACCGTAGCCGATCGTCCACACACCAGCCGGACACAGGTAAGGTTTGGATCGAAACCCCTCAAACCGTCTGATGATGACGTGCAAGGGCTCCAGGTCAATTTGCTTCTTCATTTGCGCAGGGAGCGATCTACAAACCAGAAGCTGATGATAGACGCCACAATGGCCTTCTCGTCAGCACCCCACAGCATGATGATCGCTTCGACGTTAGGTGTGCCCTCCATCACCAGCACCCAGAACCTAGCACCCAGTGATATGGTGTATAGCACGATGACCCACCAGAACGTGATTAGAGGCCTCATCAGCGAGCTCATGGCATCTACCCACTTGACGCCGCTTTTAACGCCTTGTGCGTTGGTTGCGGCGATCATGGCGGCCAGCTCTGCCGTGGCTGTGGTGGTGTCGGCCTGCAACTGCGACATCTCAAGTTGCTGCGATGCGCGCAACTTGTCAGCTTCAATCTGCTTGTCGAACATGGTGAGTTCATGCGCTCTGTCGCCCTTGCGGTCGAGCCATTTGAGCAGTTCTGGCGCCATGCGGAACGCGCCGCCCAGCAGTGTACCGATGAGTGTTTCCAACATGACTACCCCTTAAAAGGAAAGTGCTGCAATATGTACGCAATGGCACTGCCGAACGCTGCGCCGCAACCACCCAACACCATCAGTGCTTTCCAGCCACCCTTGGCTTCCGAAAGTGTGGTCTGTATGTCTTTGAGTTGTTCGACCATGGCGGCCTGCCCGTATCGCAGCTCGGTCATCTGCGTCTGCAGTACACCGATATCAATTTGGGCCTGCACGAACCGCTCGGAGTAGTCTATTTGCGCTGCCATGATTGCTCACTCTAGATTGATACTGCGTAGTAAGAGAATGACCATTGGAATGTGTTACCGGCAATGATTGATGCTGCGGTAATAATCATACTGACGTATGCCTGCGCCTCGCTTCCGGTGAATACTCTCGCCGTGGCGCCCGAATCAATGATGACACCACCGACCTTAGCGGCTGACTGCGCACCAATAGTGGCTATCGTGAAGGGCAAGCTTACCCGCACACTTGTGCCGACTGGTGAGGACACGCTACCTACCGTAACCCGCCCCTGTACGTGCACCAGGTTTCCCCTGCGCTCATAGTATGCGGTATTTTCCGACAGGGTGATGCTGCCTGATGCTGCTGGTGTGAGAGTAACTGTGTAGGTATTATCGAAGCTATTTTGAAACCTGTACTGTGTCAGGTGATCCACGCGGTTCAGGGTTGGGTTACCTATCGTGAACAGTTGAGCATCGGCGAAAACCTTCAACGCTGGTGTGAACAGCGGGATTGAGTCGTTCGGTGATGAGTTACCCTGTATCAGGTTGCGGATGAACG